ACGCCTGGAGCTTTTAAGACTTAGTCCCCCAAAAGTTGTTGCTGCAAATAAAAATAGAAAGAGTAATGGTGTTTGCCTGTCCTCCTATCGAAAGGGGGTCAGAGAGGTTCCGATGATGAAGGAGCCTACACAAAAGCCTAATGCGCCGTGTGCGGAGCATAAGGTCGCACGTGGAGGTGCGAAACACGCTAAAGACAAGGCACGTCAGAAGCGTGACTCCACACCCAAGGTCCACAAACCTGCTCGCGTCAAGAAGATGCGTAAGCATAAGTTTGACTCGACCTTGGGCTATCCAGGTGAAGGACCCGCGAGTCCCCTGGATGACCTGTTAGGACATGAAACCACGGACGCTCACCCTGGTGGAACTCCTGAGATCAAAGAACTAGATGCGACGGATGTCGTCATCGATATCGGCGATCTCGAGGCATCGCCCATGGACCTCAACGTCCGTGGGGCTTATGTCCCTGGCACCTCAAGGGGTAGTCAGAAGGCACGTAAGGTCCTCAACAGGAAGAAAGCCCGCGAAGTGACTAGGACGTCGCGGAACGCCAAAAGGGAAAAGGGGTTTGCCAACCGAGCATGCTACACGTGTCGAGGTTATGGCCATTCTAGTGCCCAGTGCACTAAGCCCCCCCCCCCCAGCGGTGCTTCCATAAGCACGTCCAGTCGCGAGAGCGGCACGGTGGAACTCGTGTCCATCGAGCAGCTAGAACCTGCACCCATACCCCGAGCAACCGGGGTGCACACAGAACCTACACTTGTGCGACGACCTGCTGCTAAGCGAGCACCAATGGTCGAGATTGCAGGCACCAATTGCGGTGCGCAGCCTAGCCTGGATGGCGATAAGGCTGAGATGGTTCCTCCCACACCCGAGGAATTGGAAGCCATGGCAGTACTGGAGCACGAGCGGATCGTAGCTAACATGTACTCCAAGGCATCACTCGCATGGTTGACAAAGGATCCTCGGAACATTGTCGACCGTCAGGTTGTTTTGAACAGCCTGACCCAGATTGCACGCAAGGATAAATTGTACTCTTCGAGTGCTAGTTCTTGCGCCGCCATCGTGCTACGCGTCCACGAGGACGCTATGCGTGCGAGCATCGTTGCGCGTTCGGCTACTGTCGAGCGCATGACATATGGCAACCCTACGAGTGTTCGTAGAGGTGTTGAGCGCTTTGCCTATTCTTTCGGCAAGTACGTGCGTCTCAACGACATCGCCCCGGTACGGGGTAGCGAGCTTGAACGCCTCTATAAGTATGAGGCCATCGAGCCGTTCTCGCGTGACCCAAATACGCTTTGGGCCGCCTGGATGTTGGCCATATTTGTGAGACTTCTTCTTGTGCCCATTGCGGAGGAGTTTTTCAAGCGTGCCGGCCATTTGTTGCCGTACGCGCCATATGACGGCAACTCCGTCAACTTTGTGGATCTTGTCCCCACAACAATACTCGCCTTCGTCGAGTTGGCTGTGAGCACCAACTCGACGAGGAGTGCCCTCGCCGTTGAGCTGGCCATGCGCATATGTGTACATTTCTTTTTGTCACAACTTGCCCTTGGCTTCGCTATCTCGGCCCACGTCACATGGAATCTTGTGATTGTAGTGTCCCACTGCATCGTCGGCACCAGCCTTGTCTGGTTGCTCGATGCCTTCCGCTCTGTAGCGGCAGAACGCTCTCGTGTGTACGAGAGCGTCTGTGTTTCGGAACATTACATGAAGAAGGTCCCTATTGACCCACGCTTTCAATACAAACCTGGCGATCCCTGCTGCAAACCCTCCTTCGGCTGTGAGGAGCATTGGGGCATAGCCGGTTTGGCTCCTACGGTGTACCGCGGCTGTACACACAACGAGGAGAACTCCATCAAGGGGCGGGTTGGAAAACTCGTCCCTGCTACTTCAGTTGAAAAGGAGGTCGACGCTTACTGGTTTGATGCCTGGAAGAATGTTGGCCACGTTTTCGATATGGTCCGCCCTGTCCTGAAGAAGATGGATATTATTGCGTGGAGTGCACCCTACCCACCCGTCAAACGCGAGCGACTGCGTAAGATGGCGACCGACGGCTTCGATATGCCGTCTCCCCTCGTTGCGTCTGCCTTCATTAAGAAGGAGATTGCTATCAAGGAAGCCACACAGCACACGCCCACTCTAAAGGATCCGAGGTTTATCCAAGGATGCCCCGAGGAGCTGAACGTTGTTGTGGGCCCATGGGTAAAGCCCCTCACAAAATCAGTCAAGAAAGCGCTGGCCCCGAAAGCATTCACCCCAGGTGAACGCAGAGCGGGGAAGCAAGTCATTTACATGTGCGGCTACAATGCCGAGCAGGTGGGTGATGCTTTCAAGAATTCCATTGACTGCGTTTCGGCGCACATGGATGATGATGATGAGGTTGTCTTTCTTGAGGACGATCAAAGCCGGTTCGATTTGCACATCCGCAAAGGTGCATTCAGAGCCGCCGGTGAAGTGTACCGCAAAACACTTCCACGGAACATCCGTGACCTGCTCCGCCGAACGAAGAAGAGTTCTGGCCGTACGAGCAACCGCTCCAAATAC